AAACATTCTTGCAGAAGAAATCCAACGAGTAGATAGAGAAATCCTACGAATAGACGGAGAGAACGCAGGTAGAATATATGACGAGCAAATAGAACTACAGATTTTGTTTCGCCAATGGATTGAAGAAGTAATTGAATTAGACTAAAAAAACACGCTATGAAAAAAATAAAAGTAGGTTCGGACTTCAGCGGAGTAGGAGCATTTAATCAAGCCCTAATGAGATTAGGGGTAAATTACGAAGAAGAGTTCGCTTGTGATATGGATAAGTACGCAAGAGACACATTCATACATAACTACGGAGAACCTAAATACTATCCAACCAACGTATATGAGCGAAAGATCCCAACCGAGTCACTTGATATCTATATGACGTCTCCACCTTGTCAAGCATTCAGTTTAGCTGGAAAGCGTTTAGGAAAAGACGATAAGAGAGGTATTTTGTTCTTTAACTCACACGAGTTTATTCAAGTAAATAAGCCGAGATTCTTCATCTTTGAGAACGTTAAAGGATTGCTATCGGATGATGGTGGAAAGACATTTCAGGAGTGGGTGAATATGCTTGGCGGTAAATCAGTAAACGGAGTACCAGTTCTATTTCCTTACGATGATTCAGTTCCTTATCATTTGTATTGGCAAGTTCTAAACGCAAAGCATCACGGAGTTCCGCAGAATCGTGAGCGAGTTTTTTTGGTTGGTATCAGAGACGATCAAGACAACCGCTTTCAATTTCCACGAGAAGAGCATTTAACCAAGCGATTGAGGGGTGTAATGGAGGATGATGTTGATGATAAGTATTTTTTAAGTGAAAAAATGATTAATGGATTCATTTTGCATAATGAAAAACACAATAAAAAAGGAACTGGATTTACATTTGAGCCTAAAAATGAGAATGACATTGCTAATTGCTTGAGAGCAAATGCTGCTTTATGTCCTACTGATAATACAATAAAAGTAAAGTATAACATTAAAAGACTTAATGAAACATTAGAAAAACACGAATTACCTAATGATATTAGGATGATAGATAGTTATAATAAAAGCATCCACGAGGATTCTATATGCATTAGCACAAGAGTAAATGCGAGCTCTTGCACTCATTTGTGGGATACTAAAAAAGTTAGAAGACTCACACCACGAGAATGCTTTCGATTGATGGACTTCCCTGATACATTCACTTGGAAAGTAAGCGACTCACAAGCATACAAACAAGCTGGAAACTCAATCGTTGTCAATGTACTTTACAAAATCTTAAAACAACTGCCATTATGAATTGTAAATATGGATTTTATACTTGTGCTAATTGCGTAGAGTATATGTGCGAGACTTGCGAAGATGGCGATAATTATGAACTAAAAGACGAACAAGATGAGATGCAAGAACTGCAAGGAGAAGTTTGAACCTATCCGCTTCAATCAAAAATTTTGCTTGAATAAGATGTGCGTTGATGCTTGGATTCAAGAAGCCAAAGTAAAGAACTGGCAGAAGAAAAAAAAGCAAATGAAAGCAGATTTGGAAACCGTTCAAGACCTTGTCAAAGCCGCACAAATGGTATTCAATAAATATATTCGAGAGCGAGATAAAAACGAACTATGCATATCTTGTAAGCAGACACCTAAAAAGGTCAACGCTGGACATTTCTATAACGCTAACAATCATTGGAACGTACGATTTGATGAGGATAACGTTCACGTTCAATGCGAGAGATGTAATAGCTTCTTATCAGGTAATCTAATTGAGTATAGAGCTAACCTACTAACTAAAATCGGAGCTGAAAGATTTAGTCAACTTGAATCAAAAGCAAGGGTAACACGAAAGTTTACTAAAGACGAACTCAAAGAAATAATCAAAACCTACAAACAAAAGATAAAAGATGTTTAAAGTAAAGGTGTCCGATGAAATTATAAACCATTGTCGTGAATGTGTAGAGCATACTAATTTTGGTATGAGAAAAGAAGCCAACGGAAACAAGGAGCAACAATTGACTGGAATCATAGGTCAAAGCGTTGTAATGGATTTATTTGAATGTGGATATGTAGATCCTAATGGCGGTTTTGATGGTGGAGTAGACTTGGAATTTATGGGCTATAGAATTGACGTAAAGACGATGGGTAGAACTACGGATGCTAAACCTACATATACAAACAACTTTCTTAAACTTCAAGACTACTTGAACACGGATATTTATTTGTTTTGTAGCTACAATAAAAATTCTAGAGAGCTGACTATTTGCGGTTGGATAGATAAAGACGAATTTAAAACCAAAAGAACATACTACCCAAAAGGAACTACTCGAACACGAACTGATGGAACTACGTTTGATTTATTCGCTGACACATACGAAATAGACAACAGTCAACTCAATGACGTAAGTAGTGCTTTAGATTTTCAAATACAATTGATAAAAAAATATAAAGAAATGTACAACCAATTGAAATAATATATATCTTCGTATAAATAATTAATTAAACGCTATGAAAAATTTATTTAAAAGTTTGGCAGCATTTCAGCAAGAAGTGCCAGTAATCCACAAAGCTACACAAGGCTATGGATATTCTTACGCAGATTTACCCAAGATTTTTGAGGTAATCAATCCAATCCTAAAGAAACACGGATTAGGGTTTACCCAACAACTTACAAACCAGGACGGACAGAACTGCTTAAAGACGGTTGTATTTCACGAAAGCGGTGAGTTTATGGAATCGGTTTGTATGATTCCTTACGTACAGCTTAAAGGTATGAACGACTATCAAGGCTTCGGTTCAGGTGTCACCTATTACCGCAGATATGCTTTAAGTTCTGCACTTGGGTTAGTAACGGACAAAGACACGGATGCATCAGGTGAACAAGTAAAAAAAGAGAAAGCTGAAAAGAAACTACCAGCTATTGATCAAAAGAGATTTAGTTCAGCAGTACAAGCTATTGCTAAAGGTGAGTTTACCCGTGAGAAGCTCGAAGCCTCATTCACATTAACAGATGGTCAAATCGATATACTTAACGCACTATGAAAGCTCTCAAAATTCGATGTTCTGCCATTGGTAAAATAATGGCAACACCACGCTCAAAGACTGAACTACTTTCTCAAACTGCTAAAACGTATATAAACGAGCTTGTGCTAGAAGAGAAATACGGTATCCGTAAGGAGTTTTCAAGCCGATACACGGACAAAGGTAACGCAGTTGAGGATTTATCCATCTCACTTGTAAACGAAGTGTTAGACGTAGGATTTATCTACAAGAACGAAGAGTACTTCGAGAACGATTATATCAAGGGAACGCCTGACGTAAACACGGAAGACGTGCTTTTAGATGTAAAATCAAGTTGGGATGCTACTACATTCCCGTTTTTTGATACCGATATCCCAAACAAGGACTACTACTATCAGCTTCAAGGGTATATGTGGCTAACTGGTAAACAGCAGTCAATGCTTTGCTACTGCCTTGTAGATACTCCAATTGAAATGGTAGAGGATGAGATTCGCAGAGCGCACTGGAAACTGCATAAGATTGACGAGGACTATGATTTAAGAGAAGAGATTCTACGTAAACACGAATTCAGTCAAATCCCAAAGAACCGCAAAGTAAAAGTGTTCTACGTGCAAAAAGACGAAGCAGTAATCGAACAAATCAAAGAAAAGATAGAGCTTTGTAGAGAGTATTATAACGCCTTAATTAAATTCCTATGAACCAGAAAGTAGAAGACCCGATTGTCCTAAAAGTAATGAGCAAGTTTTACGACCGCTCACAACGAGGAATAGAGAAGTATGGCACAATGCTAACTCGAACTGATTTAAGTGCGTTAGAATGGCTTAATCACGCTCAAGAAGAGGCTATGGATTTCTGCCTGTATTTGGAGCGTTTGAAAGACGAAGTAAAACAATTTAAACAACAAGAACAATGAAAAACCAAAATGAACGCAGAGAAGAAATGGCTGCAATTGGTACAATGATACTGGTAGCCGCAATAGCAATTATTTTAGTAATCAATTTAATCTATAATTTATAATGGAAAACAAAACAAACACGGGAGCGATCTTTAAGAACGACAAAAAGACGAACGAGAAACAACCCGACTACAGAGGAAAGGTAAACGTAAACGGAAAAGAAATGGAGGTAGCTCTATGGGTAAAGCAAGGTAAGAACGGAAGTTTTTTCTCGGCATCATTCAGTGAACCTTATGTAGCTCCAGTATCAAACGAACCAATAGCAAGTAATATTGACAACGACTTACCATTTTGATATGTACATAAATGACGAAGACTTACGGAAGCAGATTTACAAACTCCTACTTACCCGAACACGAAACCAAATAGTAGAAGACATAAAACAATCAGGTGCAAAGATGCACCACTTCCAAGTAAACAACTTCCTCAAAGGCAAAGACGTAACTTTAAGCACACTTCATAAGCTAGATAGATACGTAAGCCGAGAGATTTATTTAAACGGATTAGA